ATTAATTCCTGCTCTATTCATGTTCATCGCAGGTGTCATGAAGGGTTGAGCTTTCATTCGCCTTGTACCGAACTCTTGGTAAGGAGCATATTCAAGTGTGGTATAAACCACCCCTGCTTGCTGGTCTGGGTACATCTTGGTCTTGATACTGTTTCGCAAAGCTCCTGTATCAACAGGGGCTAGGTCTTTTGCAGACTGTTGCACTTTGCGAGTAGCCTCTCGAATCTCTGGCATCAAATCGATACCAGCGATGTTGCCAAACTTCGCTATGCACTTATCGAGGTTGATAATCTTGATGACCATTTTTGAGCAAATAATAAAGTATGACTATCGAATGGCTTAGCTTCGATAACTTTATAGGTAACACCTGCATATCCAATGACTGTGTCAACAGAAACACTCTGGTCGGTTGTTATGGTTAAGTCGATATTCTCTCGTATTCCATAGTCGTCCTGAAGTGCCTTGAGGTTAGCAAAGTTAACATTTCCTTTGAAAGTCCCTGTGACTGCAAGGTTGCCCTTTTTAGTCCATCCATCAGCCTCCTTAACAGGTGAACTACTGTAAAGAGTTATAGTCTTATCGTAGAACACCTTTTTAATGACGCTTTTGAACTTAGTAGGGATTTCCATTGATTTGCCTCCTTTGGTAATAATCATTAGAGCCTACAGATGCCAGCCTATATTGTTGTAAAAGAGCCAAACTCCCAGAGAAAACTTCGGAGTCATCACTAGAACTAAAGAAGTTACTAAGACTCTCCCTGAACGATACTGTCTGCCCGTTATCGGTTACGCTTGAAACATTACCGACCTCAGCAGTATTGTTATCCAATACTGTGCGAGTAGACTGCACCACTATCTTGGCAAGTGTCCTCTCCAGCCTTTGCGGGATTGGATACTCGTAACCTTTCCAGAAGTCATCCGTCAAATCGGGGTAGTCCACCAAGTCCTCCTCATAAGTATCGACCAATTGCTCTCTGTTCATATAAACCAAGGCTCGGTCAACAACATCCTCGACCATAAACTGTAAATAAGCCTCGTCAATGTTCAGGTCGGTCAATATTGTAGGGTAAATGGTAGTAACATAACCCTTAATTCTAGTGATGACATCCTCCATTTTCTCTAGGTTAAAAATTAAGCACTAATATCAGCATCCAAAGCACAGGCTAAGACGCATTCAGGCAACACTGCATCAGTACCATAGTAGTAACTCATGTAGGTCGCAGCATCATTGCTGAACTGTGGATTAAAGATTTTGAAATTGTCCATCACAACAGGCTGAGCAATAGACCCAATTACTTGGATAACTGCATCATAACCCTGTCTGCTTGCACGCCTAACTTCGACACCTCTGAATGCTCTCGCATCAGTTCTGCCAGTTATAGGATTGGTCAAGGTTGTTAAGACTTTTTCCAAAGCATCGTAATGCTTGGAAGCCAAGGTTAAGACCAAGATGTCTCGGTCAATACCCTCAACATTGTCGCTAACAATTGCCTCTGCAGCTTGAATTAACAATGTCAACTTATCTTGTAAGTCACTACCGCCAGAAACATCGACCAAGCCATTAGCCTGAGCTGTTTGCTGTAGTTTTACGAAATAAGCTTTTTCCAGTTCGATGCTCATTCCCAGAGCATATTCTGGTTGTCTTTTTCTTAGTAAGGCAAGACCACCTTCCTCAGTGTAGAGTTGAACATCTTTTGCATCCATCTCTTCTGAGAACTCTCTCTCAACATCAATATCAACCTTTGCGTAGTTGTTCTTGAGTTTGTTTCCAGCTTGTGCAGTTCTTGCAGTGCCGTAGGCTTGAGATACAGCCTTAACTAGTCTACGAACTTTGACTGTTCCACCTTTTACTGGGTCGGTAACATAGTTAGTGTTGACCAAGTCCCGATAAATGGTTTTAGCAGCGATTGTCCCTTGGATTTCTCCATAGACCAATAACTGCTCGTCAAGCGTGACACCATCTACTTCGTAGACGGATTTTGCTTTTTGAATTTCCATTTTTATATTGGACTAAAAAATTAAAAGAATGCCTTAGCCTTTGGAGCTTCGGACTTTTTCCCAGTAGGATTGTTGTCTTTTAATGTTTTACCAGCTAACTTTTTCTCAACACCACTCTCGATAGCCTTATCCCATACCTTTTTGAACTCTTCGATGTTTGTCATCGTTTTTTCTTTATCAGCACTGATAAGAAAAGGTATAGTTGTATCAGGAATCCCATATTCGGCAAGTTTAACCTTAGCCTCAATAGTATTCTCTTGTAGGTCTAGTGCTTGTTTTCTGGCATTAAATTCTTCTTCCTCCTTCTGGCGTTGTTCTTTAACTCTTTCCTCTTCGGATAACTTCGCTTGGCGTTCTGCTTCTGCTTTTGCATTGGCGATTGCTTGGGCTTTGTCTTTGTCAGCCTTCGCTTTTTCCTCTGCTCGAACTTTTGAAGCTATTCTATCCCGTTCAGCTTGAAGTTCCTCTTCGGTATAAGTCTTAGGAGTACCATCTCCATCGCCATCCTGTTTTTTTCCTCCTTGGTCGCCTGCGGTTGGATTTGCATTACCACCTGCGGGAGTTTTGTTTTTGTCTTCTTCCATTTAGGTTGAATAAAAAATTAATCGGTTTACGCCCCTCGGCTAATATAAATATATTCTTTTTTACAAAAGAACACAATCTTTTTTATTCAAAATCGCTTGACTTCTTTTTGTTAATTTTATTTATCCTTTTCTTTACAACTTTGGCTAACCTCTCGGAGTCGGTTTTCTCAGTCGTTATTACTCTCCCAAGCTCGTAATCACAAATTGTTACTTTTTTCATAATTTTTTACTTGATACCTCAGAAATAAAATCAAATATATTAGGAGCTTTCTTTTTGAGGAAAGTTGAGTTGGTATGAAATAAAGCATAGCTTTCCGCAAATAACTCGTCATTTTGAAGGTGATATTTAACCAAATCAGCAGGAACTTTGAATGTTCGCTTGCCAATATGGAGTGTTTCACCTGTGCTTACAAGCGATTCAAATACAGTTGAATCCATGCCCCTAATTGACCTAGCAAAGTCCTTTGCATCAATAGTATCAGCAATCCTATTCTGCACTACCTTCCAAGCCTCCTCAGAATATTGTTTACCTGTTGGGTTAATTATTTTTTTGAAGTCCCCAGATTCGCTGAAATTTGGGGAGTCGTTTCGTAGCTGGGGAGCAAAGTTATCAACTGCATGACCAAGCTCGTGTTGTATAACCTTATTGGTAAAATCGGGCTTGCCAAGCGTATCCGAGAAATTCTTGAGATTGGCAACATCAAGATTGATTGTGTTGGTCTGGGCATTATAAACACCACCAATATCGTCTGTGCCAGTTCGTGCATTCTCCATTTTTAATCCACTCTTGGCAATGAAATGTTTTTGTAATTCAGAGAGTTTTACTTCGTTACTCTGTATATTGGCATTTTTTAGCACCTCATTCACCACTTTATCTTCCGCAGTTAATACAGGCTCTTTCCAACCATTAAGTTTAGCAATATTCTGTAAGGCATCCCTTAAAGGATAGTCACTAGGGATACTTGCCATCAAATTATCGAGCTGTGTTTGGAATTGTGCCTGTGTGATGACCTTACCGCCCAGTTGTTGGGTTAAAATATTCATGTCGGCATTATAATCATGGGTTGCTTTCTGGGGATTCATCTGGCTTTGCATTGCCTTTTTCCAGCGTTCCTTTATTTCATCCTGATTATAATCGTCAAACCTCTGAAACCTCTCCTTGCTGGTTGCCCAGTTCTTATTAAGTCGCCTTGCTCTTATCCTGTCGGATAGTTCGCCAATAGTAATGTCACCAAAAGAAGCCGTTGTTGTGCTTCTGCAGTTCCCATGCATTGGCGGATAGTTTACTCCAGCCATAGCATCTTTCACATAGTAGATCCTGCCATTTAAGTGTCTGCATATCTTTGAAGTTCGGCTGTCTAATATAGCCTCATACTCATACTTTTCAATGCCATCATCCCAATAGGACTGTAGTTCGGCTTGATTTTGAAAATAGTTAGTTTCTGTTCTTATAAGGCGGGTTGCTTCATAGCTGGTAACATCAAACCTCTCACGCAGTTTTCTGGCTGTCTTTTGGTAAGATTCCCCAGCAGATAAACCCGCCCCTAAAATTGTCGGGAGTTCTAGTGCTAATTTGCCAGTATTATTCCAGATTCTGCTCGAATAATTACCTCCGAACCAATTAGCAGTCAATATTGTGCTTATTGCACCCTTATCTAGCGTTGAGAATGTTGGCGTGATGCCGAGTTTGCGAATATCGCCCTGAAATGCCCTGTAAGAGGTTTGAAGTACCTCAGTATATGCTTGAGTCGATATAAACTCAGTCTGCGGGGCGATTGCCATTACTTCGAGCTTAATTTGCTCCATCAATGCCTGCAGGCGAGTCAAACGACCCAAATATCTAGTGTCATAGATTTTAGCTGGGTCTAAGTTCAACAAGCCTGCGGTCTTTGATATTTTCCTTATAAATTCAGCCTTGTTTGCTGGATTTAGAGCCTTCTTTAACTCCGCAACTTGTAGGATGCCATTCTTTGAATAGTTGGAATATATACTCTGAATCTCTTTTTCAATATTATGCAGAGCCTTTTCATATATTCCCAGTGATTGTATGATTGCCGAGTCTCCGAGTTCTTCACTACTTACCAGCCTTTTCTCGGAACGACCTCGCCAATATTCTGGTGTTTTTATCATTAGACATTAGCATCGTCTGGTTGGTTGTCGTCTGGATTATTGGGCTGTGGAGTCCCGAATTGTGGGGCTAACAGCTTAATGTTTTCTTTTTTCTGGGCTATTACTGCCTCAGATTCAGCATCGGCATCCTTCACAAACGATAGTTGAGAAATTAAAGTAGTATCACTTACCTTACCATCCAGATTATTTATCATCTGAGAGGTTTCAAAGTCGTTATTAGGTAAGCTTCTACTGAATACCGCATCAATCAAGTGAGCCTCAACCAATGCATTAGCAGAGTTCTTTTTATTCAGCCATACATTGTACAAAGCGAATCTCTCCATCAGACCAAATTCATGGAAGCGTTCCTTTTTGGTGGAGTTCCATTCAAATGGTAGTAATTTGAAGCGAATAGCAACCCCAGAGGCGTTCCCTACAAAGTTCTCGTCACTCATATTTGGAGTCTTAGAGATTTTATGAATATCAGCCTCTAACCTTGCCCTTAAAATATCAAGCTCGGTTTCGTTAAATATCTTCGTCAGGTATTCAGCCTTAGTACCATTGGTC